GTGGGAACCGGCTTCAAAAAAAAGCGCTCAGACTTATCCTGTTTCCGGCTATTGCACGAGACGCACGCAGCGACCAGGTTCTCCGGGTTCAATATCTCACCGCCCTTGCTCACTGGTTGCACATGATCCACTGTATTGGCTGGAGCCATGCAGTATTGGCAAGTGTAGCTATCTCTGGCCAAGATGTATCGTCTCATCTTGCGCCAAGCTGAACCATAGACCTTGCCGTGCCTGCTGGTATCCATCAATGGTAGTTATGTTTCTGGAAGAATCTCCACCCGTTGCACATGGATCCGTATCTGGCCTTGATGTATCTGATAGACCAGTCAATCTGCTTGAATCCATCAAGCCTTCCGTACTTAGCATTCTTCATCTGGCCTAAGCCGTAATGAGATCCATTACGTGCATTAACTCTCCACGAACTTTCTTTATGGATCAATGAATCGAAGCATTTGAATTGCTCCATTGATACCAGCCTGGAATGCGCGTAGAGCTTGAGCAAGTCAGTCTGTGTAGCTGCTTTGGCTTCAACTGTCATTGATACGGTCAATATGATGATTGACATAGGAATAGCCAATAAGTTTTTATTTTTTATTTTTATATTTATTTTCTTTTTATCTATCTTTATTTTCAAGATATTATCTTTCAAGTATAGCGACGCACACTGACATTCTGTCAAGGATTGAACCCGGTGTGTCTGTCCGTCCACAGGCTTCTGTGGACAAGTATGTGGATAACTAGTCAAGGCCAGCCACCAGCCCATCATCAACTAACTTGACCGAGAATGTGCCACAACCAGAGCATTGAGCGAACCATTCGTGCATCGTCAATTCGGCTCCCTTTGTGATTAGGTGTTCTTTACGCCCGTCACCATAGAGCTTCTTACAGATTGAGCAATCAAATCGCAATAGCGGCATACTCGCTCCTTGCTAAGTTTTCGATTGGGTTCAGATTGCCTTGATCTACCCACCACGATTCTTGACGTGGATTCTTGAACCGCTTGCGTTTAGCAAATGAAACTGGTAGCCAGCCGACGATGTAATAGACCGGCGATTTGCCGACTACTAGGACGGCCACATCGCTCTCACGATCATTAGGCGAGATGATGAGATTGCCGCCTTGATATGACGTCCACTTGACTTCAATGCCCTTGCCTACGTCCGAACGGCTCTTTCCCTTGTTGTCATTTATGTCGTAGTCAAGTCCGAAGTATCTGGCCACACATAACTCAGCAGCTAGTGATTCGGCGTATTCGACCACGCGTTCATGATTGTTTAGCTTGTTGTAATACTGAATGACGCCCAGGATTGCTTCTTGCGCAAAGACGACATCACTAGCGCGTTTATGAATAGCCCATTCATCTGCCGGGCTTACTGTCATTTTCTGCATTGGCCACAGAACCAGAGAATCGGCTCACCAGAGACATCGCGTTGATAACCGGCACGATCTAGAATCTCTATGCGCTGGCATTGATCGCACTGCTCACACTTGAACTCTGCAACAATCTTGCCATCAATAAGAGTCCGACCAATCATCGTATCAACGTCAATCATTTCAGTCACGCGGCTCATACTTGCGGCCGCCATTGTCCATCAGATCCGAGAACGTTCCACACTGGAGAACACTGCTTTGCTTTGACCTTCTCAACGCAGAAATATCCGCCCCATGATTTCGGTGCGTCTTTCTTTGATTCACGCCAAATCATGTGACCATGAGCGCACATTGGAGCAGCAGCTACTTGAACGCCTCCTAGAGTTTCTTTGATTGTGTCAATAGCTACTCCGAGCGTTGGAATACCAGCCTCTTCTGCCTCTTCACGTGTCTTGAACGATGGCACGTCTCCATGCTTTGTGTTCCAGTAGTCGTAGGCAACCGCAGAATCTTGAACAATCTTTGAATCGATACGTTCTACCTGTTGCATATTCTGAACTGTTGGCCGTTTATCAGATCCAAGTACCAGACCAACGCATCTTCCAATCGCGCTAGTGACTGTATCTTCAACAAACCATTTCTTCATTTGGACGTTATACGTGTTCACGTTGCCGAATGCGTAATCGATACCGGCTGGCTCCTGGTCATCGTAATGACGATATACACGGCATTCGACTAGGACGTAGCCCTTCTCCAAATTGATGTCCATGATTGATGTGTGAATCTTGCCGTCTTTGTGAGTAGCCCAGAATCGCTGGATTCTTGCAGCTACATCTTCGTAATTTTCTAAGAAACTCACTTGGACACCGCCTGAGCTGATGCGTGACGGCCTACGGCTCGACCGCGTTGATAGCCTTCTTTGTGGCCTTCTTTGTAGCCCATTGTGTAGCTCACAATCGACCACAGAATACAGGCCAGACACATAAACAAGAATAAACCGATTTCACCTGATGTCATTTTTTGCTCCCGTGAGAGCCTTGTCGAATGCTCCCAGATACAGAGTGACATCGATGACTGACATGGTCAAGTAATGAGCGTATTTTTCGGCGTGTCCTCGCTCTGTTTTTGTTTTGCTTTAAGTCCATTACCAGCTAGGACGCCGCCAAGTGAGCCAGTTAAGAAGATCGCCAATGTCTTGAGTAAATCGATAAAGGCTGCATCGTTAGGAGCTTGTCCACCGATTGGCTGAGTAACAAAGATAAGTGCGTAAGTGATACCTAGTGTGACTATGAGAAATACTGCCGCAAGTGTTGATCCAATGATAAGAATAAGCTGCGCATGGACGTCTTCTGGATTACGGCGTCGTGCCGGCTTCTGGATAGAATGATCCAATGATGTCTTCAGTGCAAGTTCCAGTAGCGATGCACGCTGGCTTCTGACATTCTGGTTTCTCCCAGTTTTCATAGACTTGGCACTCATATCTAACCGAATCTCCTAAATTGCAGGAAGATAAGGCTAGCAATAACAAGCCCAGCCCTATCCACCGCCACACTTATTTCTTGCCGAGTCCGTAAGCTGCATCTTTTGGATTAAGAAACTTGGCCGCCGGAGCTAATAGCCCGGCTAAAAAAGCATTGACCAAGACTTTCGGATCCGAAATGCCAGACATATACAGAGCTGCTACGGCCGAGAGTGAAGCTCTCAACCACGATGCTCCTGCTGATTTTAATTCCTTCATTTTTTCTTCTCCTTTGGCTTTGCCTGTGGAAGTAGCTCGACCACTGGATATTCTCCAGCATAAGCAACAAGCTTTGGCCTAGCGAAACCAACAATCTCCTTCCCGATGTAGCGACGCTTGACCATTACCATTCCGCCGTTGCGCTGGTCGCCTTCTCCGGACGTGTTGCCTTCGATACATAACACGCTCGTATTGCCTAGCTTGACCACGATTCCGATATGGCTGATGCGATCAATGCCATCGTGTGGAAAGTCCATAAAGCATAGATCTCCAAGCTGCGGCTTATCCTCAATCCATCGTCCAAGCTCTTTCATTTTATGAGCTCCAGCAGCCGTTGAAACCATTGATGGAATCTTGACGCCGGCAGTGTGAAAAACCCAGTTGCAGAAGGATCCGCACCAGGGCAATCCATCGGCCTTTGTGAACTTGCCGTACTTTGTCAGATTCTCGCCAGTCTCTACCGTGCCGACTTCAGCTAGTGCGACTTCGATGATCCGTGCAGCAGTGCCTTCTGGATACATTAGAGTCCAAGTGCCTTCAAATCATCAGCAGTTAAACCGAGTGCAGCTAGTTTTGCCTGTGCTGATGCTTTGTCAGCTGCAACCTTTGCATCTTGTTCAGCCTTCCACGCATCATATTGAGCAAATCCTGCCTCAAATTGTGCCTTAGTGATTGGCTGGGCTTCAATAAATTGAATACCTTCATAAGTATCGCCAACTTGGACATAACCGCCATTTGGAATTAACATTCCTAGGACTTCATACGATTGAGCCATTATGCACCTATTTCCATGAGAATAATTTGACTTGTATTGGAATTAACTTGAAAAATTAAACTTCCTGTGTCGTTGTTAGCCTGCACCTTGTAAGTGGTCGCGGATGTTGTTGCGGGCGAATCTAAATAATTAAAAGCGAAAGTCTGTCTCATGCCAATTTCTGTAATGTCCTGACCATACATACTAAAAAAATTGCCGTCATCCATGACAAATACATCTGTTGCGCCTCTCATAATTTTTGCATTTGCATTATTGTAGCGCGCACCAGCCCCGCCACCTGAAGCAGATAAACGAATAGCTGCGGTTATCATAACAAGAATTTTTGATGTAGCCAATGTTGGAGTGATTGTAGCGGTAATAGTTGTATCAGTGTAACTTGCAGTTGTTAAAGTAGTTTGAGTTGTAGTTGTTGCTGATACAACCTGAAGCAATTTTCCGCCGCCTGCTGGTGCAGCCCATGCGGGAACACCGCCTGCAACAGTGAGAACTTGACCAGTCGTGCCAACACCTAAACGCGTATTTGTGTTAGCCGTTGCTGATGAATAAGCAAGATCGCCAAGTGTTGTGCCAGGTTGCAAAGCTTTTAATCGTGTATCAACGCCCTGAAGCGCAACGTCAAAATCGGCTGGTAGATCTGTCACCAAATCGGTTGCAGTCGGCAGAACAAAGCCATAGTTTGTTGTTGGATTAGCCATAAGTATTTCCTTTCGTTATGAGACTATTGTGGCATATTGCCACTCTAAAGTCGGCGACACGGTGTTCCATGCTTCTACTATTGGCACATCGTTCCAGCGCATAGCTTGTAGTGAATAAGCCAATGGCGACATAAGCAAGGTGACATCTAGTTGATTGTACGAAGCTCTAAAAGTCCAGCCCTCAACAAATCCTTGGAAGGTTCCGGACGACATATTTGTCGGTAGGTCATTAAGAGCTATTGGCTGACCCATAAAGATGTTAATCAGAGCGTTACGATCGCCGTTGTCTAGCTCTGGATTGGTCAAGGCGTAAGTAATGGAATCAAAGATTGGCTGCGGATAAGCTCGCAGTGCCAGATAGAACGCAGCTTGATCTTCAGCATCGTGTGAGTGTCGCAAGGTGGTTGTAAAGATTTGTGATAAATCGCCATAAAGTGCAATCGATGTTGGATCTGTGTCGCTGACTTGATGTGTCGAGTTTTGGCCATAGCTGATAGTGATGTCGTTTCTGACATCGCCTGCCCTTGTCTTGATGGTTATGCCTTGCCCTAGCGCGTGATTGGCAGTGAGATCCGTGTATCCGTTAGCTGCAAGGTAATTCGTTCGATGTGTCGAATCTGCATAGGAGATAAGGCCGGACGCGTCTTCATATAAATAACCTAATCCGCTACTGGCGAGCGCGGCGACTAAGTCATAGATAATGATGCGATCTGATGAGCGTTGTGCCAACTCATAATTGCCTGGAGTGTCAATTTCGCCTAGTCCGTTATTTTCAGCATCTTGCCATTGAACAGTCGGATCATAAGTCGCCCACGTAAGAGCTGCTGGAACTTGTTGCCATTGAGCCAATAAGACTTCGCGCAAGATTGTTTCTATCTGGTCGCCATCAAAGTCATGAGACAAGACGCCGTCTGTGAGAGCCTTCTGAAGCCTTGCAAGGGCTCCCAGAGCCGTGATGG